TATTGCGGAGTTTGGCAAGCCTACTGCTGCTGGAATCCCGTTTAAGGCTACCGTTGCGCGCGTTCTAGAGGACGGAAAGCTAAAGGAAATGACCGATATGGCTTGGCAGGCGGTTAAAGCCAAGCTGGTTAAGGGCGTTTCTATTGGCTTCCGTCCTTTGGCATATGAGTATCTGGATAAGGGTGGTGTTCGTTTCAACGAGTGCGAGATTTTTGAGCTTAGCCTGGTTACTATCCCGGCTAATGCTGGCGCGACCATCGAAACCCTGAAGTCTGCTGATGCTATCCACCGGAAAGATTTTGGCGTTCGGCTTGTTTCCAAGTCTGCGCCTGAGCTGCCCAAGGGTTCTGTGAAACTAAAGTCAGCGACGTAATGCCGCATCTTGGTGCGTTATCCAAGTTATTTGCAGGCATCGCCCAGCGTAGGGCCATAAGGCTGCAAAGTTTAAATTGTATTAAAACATCAATCTAAAATAAGGAAGCAAAATGAAGACCTACGCTGAGCAGATCGCCGATCTGGAAGCTACCCGCGAAGCCAAGGCTAAGCGGATGAAGGAAGTGGTTCAGAAGTCCATGGACGATGGCCGTTCTATGGATACTGCTGAGTCGGAAGAGTTCGACAGCATCGAGCAGGAAATCAAGGCGCTGGACGCTGACATTAAGCGTCTGGGCGTTCTGGCTAAGATGGACGCTGCTACCGTCAAGGCTGTGAATGATCCCAATAAGGGTGACCCGGTTGTGAAGGCTGTATCGTCTGTGCAGGTCAAGAACACGCAGAAGCAGGAGCCGGGTGTTGCTTTCGCTCAGGCGGCTAAGTGTCTGGCTCTGGGTAGCATCGAGCATCGTAACGCTACCGACATTGCCAAGTCTCTGTACGCTGGCCGTGATGACGTTATCGCCGCTACTGAGGCGCTGGTGACTAAGGCTGCCGTTGCCCCAGCTACCACTACCGACCCGACTTGGGCCGCTCCGCTGGTACAGGTTGGCGGCGTCTATGGCGACTTTATTGAGTTCCTGCGCCCGCAGTCGATTATCGGCCGGTTCGGTGTCGGTGGCGTCCCCTCGCTTCGCCGCGTTCCGTTCCGCACTCCGCTGGTTGGGCAGACCTCGGGCGGCGAAGGTTACTGGACCGGTGAAGGTCAGGCTAAACCGCTGACCTCGTTCGATCTGGCATCGACCATCATCGAGCCGCTGAAGATTGCGAATATCGCCGTTGCCACGATGGAACTTATCCGCGATAGTTCGCCGTCCGCTGACGTGATGATCCGCGATCAGTTGGCTGCTGCGATTACCTCGCGTCTGGATACTGATTTCATCAATCCGGCCAAGGCTGCGGTTGCTGGCGTTTCCCCGGCGTCGATCCTGAATGGTGTGACTGCCATCCCGTCCACCGGCACGGATGCTGAGGCGGTCCGCAATGATATCCGCCTGCTGTTCAATGCTTTCATTGCTGCGAACAATGCTCCGACCTCGGGCGTGTTCATCATGGCGGCTACCTCTGCTCTGGCTCTGAGCCTGATGCAGAATCCGCTGGGCCAGAGTGAGTTCCCCGGCCTGAATATGACTGGCGGCAACTTCATGGGCCTGCCGGTTATCGTGTCGCAGTACGTCCCGGCTGGTACGGTGGCGCTGGTCAATGCCAACGATATCTATCTGGCTGACGAAGGCGGTATCGAATTGGCAATGTCCACGGAAGCATCGCTCCAGATGGATAATGCTCCGGACAACCCGACCACCGCCACCACTGTGCTGGTCAGCCTGTGGCAGCGAAATCTTGTCGGATTTAGGGCTGAACGTACGATCAACTGGGCGCGTCGTCGCCCGAGCGCCGTGGCTTACCTGAGCGGCGTTGAATGGGGTGTTCCGGAAACCCCGTAAGTGAAATGAGGGGGAGGGGAAGTTCCTCTCCCCCTTTTACTTTGTAGGAGTTAAATATGCGTGTAGATTTTGAACACAAGAGTGGCCGGAAAGAGAAGATGGAGCTTCGCTATGCGAAGGTTCTTTCTGCGCTCAACCGTGGCACGTACATGACCCGCGACATGCGCGCTCAGCCTGCGTCTAGTAATGCTGATGCCGATGACCTGGCCGAGCTTCGCGCAAAGTATCAGGAAGTTGTTGGCAAGAAGGCATATCACGGCTGGGATGCTGAAGAGTTGGCTCAGAAGATCGCTGAACATTCCGCGTGAATATGACTGTATAATCTGGCTATATCACGAGGGCTGCACGTGGCATTTACCGCATCTGAAATGACATTGGAAATGGGGCTTAGGTCTTATGGCTCTGACTTTGCCAAGGCCATGCAGCCCTTGCAGTCCATCGGTGGTTGGAAGCCTCTGATTAACGAGCCGTATACTGGCGCGTGGCAAAAAAATGAGGAAATTAGACTTCCTTCTCTGACAACCTACCCGACCCTCTACGCCTGCATCATGCGTATCGTTACGGACATTGGCAAACTGCCTTATGTCCTAAAGTCGCATAACTACGATACTGGCGTGTGGTCTACGGTTACTAATCCGGCCTACTCTCCTGTTCTCCGTAAGCAGAATCACTATCAGACCGCCCAACAGTTCCGTGAGGCGTGGATGGTGTCTAAGCTTACTCAGGGGAACACGTATGTCCTGAAGGAGCGCGACAACCGAGGGGTGGTGACGAATCTGTACGTTCTGGACCCGTGTCGAGTTCAGCCGATGGTTTCTGACAGCGGCTATGTGTTCTACGAACTCAATGTTCTGGACCGCTCGCTTCTGCCTGCAAACTATGGCCGTGAAACTCTTGTTGTTCCGGCCTCAGAAATCATCCACGACCGCTGCATCACGCTCCATCACCAGTTGATCGGTGTGCCGCCGCTGTGTGCGGCCTACTGGCCTGCGGTAAAGAACCTCAAGATTCTTAAATCTTCTGCTGAGTTCTTTGGCAACAATGCGCAACCTGGCGGCATCCTTACCGCGCCTGCTGGAATGAGCGAGGCGGATGCGCAGTCTATTCAGCAGTTCTGGCAGGCCAACTACAGCGGACAAAACTCGGGAAAGATTGCCGTACTCGGTGCAGATATGAAGTTCACTTCGTTTGCGATGAAGTCGGCTGACTCTCAGCTTGTCGAGCAGATGCGTTATTCGGACGAGCAGGTATGCCAGCCATTCGGCATCCCTCCGTTCAAGATCGGCATCGGGTCTATCCCTGCGGGCATGAAGACGCACGATATCAACCTTCTGTATCACAGCGATGCATTGCAGACCCATATCGAGGCAATGGAAAACTTGCTGGACGATGCGCTAAATATTAGCTCGCCTCTCGGTATTGAATTGGACACTGACCCGCTCCTCCGTATGGATACTCAGACGCGCGCTACAACTTGGGGCGGACTGGTCAAGGACGCTCTCGCATCGCCTAATGAGGGGCGCAGAGAGTTCAATCTGCCGCCTCTTGTTGGCGGGGACACTGTATATATGCAGCAGCAGGACTATCCTTTGGATCAGGTCAGGCTCAATAAGATTGAGCAGGCAACGCCTGTGTCCGTAACTCCGGCAGAAACCATCATTGAAGACGAACAAGAACAGGAACGCCAGATGATCGCAGCGATTCGCAAGGCATTTCAGGAGGCGAATTAATGGACGTTTCTGTCATCGCCAAGACGGTTGTTTCCGAAGTTAAGTCCATGATTGCTATGGAGTTTGCTCCAATCTTGAAGCGACTAGATCAGCTTGAGGCTATTGAGCATCCGAGCGCTGAGCAGGCAGCGTCGCTGGTTGTGAAAGAGCTTCTTGAATCTGAGAATCTGGATAGCCTGATTGATCTGCGTGTGACCGAATACCTTGTAGCAAATCCCCCCGCTCAAGGCGAGAAGGGTCAGGATGGTGCTGACGGCAAGGATGGCCGCGACGGTGTAGACGGCAAAGATGGCGTTGACGGTAAGGATGGTGAAAAGGGTGCTGATGGCAAGGATGGCGTAGATGGCCGCGACGGTCGCGATGGCGTAGATGGAAAGGACGGTAAGGACGGGATCGACGGAAAGGACGGCCTACAAGGCGAAAAGGGTCTAGACGGCAAGGATGGCCGTGATGGCGAAGATGGTGTCGGCCTTGCTGGCGCTGTAATAGACCGTGACGGCGAGCTTATCGTAACCACTACCAAGGGTGCGGCCATCAAGCTTGGCCCGGTTGTGGGGCGTGACGGAGCCGATGGCCTTGGATTTGATGACATGAGTGCCGAGTCTGACGGCGAAGGCAAGGTTCTTCTCAAGTTCATGCGCGGCCAGCAGGTCAAGGAGTTCCCGCTTACCTTTGAAATCCCGGTCTACCGTGGCTATTGGCGTGAAGGCCGTAAGTGCGAGGCAGGCCACATGCTGACCCATGAAGGTAGCGTCTGGATTGCCAAGCGCGCCAACTGCTCTAAGCCGTGCCTTGAAAACAAGGAAGACTGGCAGCTTGCTGTACGGAAGGGTCGTGATGGCCGTGACGGTGCTAATGGTCGTGACCTTGGCCCGCTACCGCCTATCAAGCTGGGAGGCGCAAATGGTTGATCTAGTCACTAAGGAGCAGGCTAAGGCGCATCTGTACATTGACGATGACTCGCACGACGAATGGCTGGATATTTTCATCCCGGCCATGTCTGATGCTGTGCTTCTATGGGTGAAAGACGTTAAACGCATCTACGTTGACCCGCTTGCCGACCCGCCAGTGGTTCGCCCTGTCGTTGTGGCTGCTGTACTGGTCGAGTTGGCTTCTCAATTCCGGTTCCGTGAAGGCGAGGGCGATAACCGAGTCGAATCATTTGAAGGCCATGGCTATGCGCTGAGCCGCACCAGTACTGCCCTGCTCGCATCACTTCGCAAGCCTACGGTGTCCTAAAAATGGCACTAGCAGCCGGAAAGCTTCGCCACAAGGTTCTGATTCAGTACCCACTGACTACTCAGGACCCGAATACGGGCGCAATGATTGTAGTCTGGACGGACTTGGCATCTGTTTGGGCTTCGCTTGAGCCGCTTTCCGCACGTGAGTTTATCGCTGCCGGCGCTGAGCAGTCCGAAGTGAAGGCAAAGATCATTATGCGCCATCGAGAAGATGTAGATGCCACGATGCAGA